GCCAAAGCACTTTGTGCAGTTGCACTTTCCATGCCATGAAGAGTATCTATAGACCGCATGAATACTTCGTCAGCCTCGAGCGCACCGTCTTGGACTTCGTCGTAAGAAAAGCCAAGTCGGTATAATGCTTCTGTGTATTTTTCATTTCCTTCAGCAGCTCTACCAATTCTTTGATTCAAGCGACCAAGGGCTCTTTCCATAGTTGAAGATCCAACACCAACTTGACCCATTGCATATTCTAGTTCTTGAAAGGCATCAGTTGTGACACCAAGTTTCATTGACGTCTTCTCGATGTTGTCAGCATCAGAGGCGAACGATTTCACCATGGCATAACTTGCACCACCGACTGCGGCAATCGCACCAGCTAAGACTGCAGCACCTTTGGCGATGGAGTTAAATGCGTCTGTCATATTCTCAGAGGTGTCTTTTGCTTTTCTATCCATTTCATCAAGCCCTTTTTTGGCTTGCTTGTTATCGAGAACTATGCGACCAGCTAGATTAAACAACATTATTCTTCACCACCTTTCTTCTTGCTGCGATTGTATCGAATCACTTCTTCGATTTCAGTAAGTATTTCTTCGTCAGTCTTTTCTGACTTTTTCGATCTTGGATTTTCTATTTCAGACAGATATTTATGGAAGGGTACAAATTTTAGAGGTGGCTTCTTCCCCATAGTGGTAGGAACCACCATGTGAGGCAATAATGCCAGCCACCTCTTCAACACAATTTGGAATCGTTTTTCCTTGTTCTCTTCTTCGAGATAGTCTGAAATAGCGTCTCTAACACGAGAATAATTAATCGTGCCATATTGTGTATGAATAATCCGAAGTGTCTTATAGAGACCTATTTTGTACCCTGTGAGAAAAAACCCATCAGTTCTTCGTCTTGTAGAATTTCTTTGAATGTGTTGATAGTGATTGACACACTATCCTTTCTGACTTCATCTACTGTCTTGTCAGTAGAAATAGCGACAATGTTAAACACTTCTTCTTTAACTTTGTTTGCATTTCTTACAACGTATTTCACCATTTTCATGCCTTGTTCCTTGGTGAGTGTTGTTTCATCATCGCCTTCTTCTACCTCTACTGTATTCTCTTTGATGAATTTTTCCATATCGAGCTTTTCAAAGATGTCTACAGCATGTGGTAGCATGTCAAACGCTTTATCATTGGTAATCATCTAATTCCTCCTGTCTATTCTGTTTCTGGATAAGTGTCGAGATATTCAATCTCATAGATGTCAGAATAGTCGTCTGCTGTTGCAGCATTGGGGTCAAAGTGACCACTGAACGCAACCTCTACAGCAGTTTCTTCCTTATCTTCAAGCGTGATGTCAATTCCTTGGTCTGACAATGCATTCTTGACTGTAATTCGAACATAGTTGCCTTCCATCGTTTCGCCAACGACAGTGACATTGTCAATGTAATCAGTATCGTCAATATCTAGTTTCGATTTGACAATAGATCCTTCCACAGAAGAAGCACCAAGGACATCTTTCATTGTCTCTTTTGTTAGACTCATGATGTTGGTTGTAAGGGTGACATCTAGATTAATGATTCTTCGAAGACCCTTTTCCTTCCCACGAGCGCCATCACGTTCGAGATCCTTGTACTCTGGTTCTACATTGAATGTAGTTCCACCACGAGTGATCCCAAGCTGTTGTTCGCCTGTTTCACCATAGTTCTTGTAGACAACACCTGCATCAATGATGATGGGGTTGATGTCTTCAATACTAGTTGTTCTGTTGACTGGCATATTGTTTCCTCCTTAGATTTGGTATTTCCTTACGGAAAATATGGTTCTGATTCTTTTCGTATCGGGATTATCTTCTGTAATCAATGATTGCGATCCGTGGTATGCAACAGCAAAGAAGTCCCCAATTTCTGTGGTGAACTTGTGCCTGTCGAGTTTCTCTCGTATTTCATTTGCAATATCTTCGACTTGCTGTATAGATTTAGATTTATCCCAAATATCGAATGTGAGCTCCACCTCATCGATATTCTTGCTTGTGCTTGATTGATAGGCATAGGTGGCATACGGAAATTCTGTGTCGGCTTGCACCCACTGTGCACCAACTTTACACACCGTAGACACCTCTGTGACCATTTGTTTTAAAAGTTCTTCCATGGCTATAACAGTCCTCTCTTGTAAGCACGCTCGAATATCGTCTCTATCTTGCCTTGATTTTCTTTTACAGCAGGTTTAAGAAACGGTTGTGGAGCCATTTTCTCTGTTCCATACTCAAGATGCGGAGCATAATGCACATTAGTCCCGATTACAACAGCATTTTCTCTTGGCTCGGTATTGAAACTGATGCTAGAACGGAGATTCCCTGTTCTAACTGCTGAACGAACCTTTGCCTCTGTTTCAACAAATGCACCAACCGAGTGTAATCCTCGAGCAATGCCTCTGTCTATTTCTCTTTTTGCTTTTCTGAAGTTGCTATCGTAATCCATGATTAATCACCATCGTTTTTGACATACACTTCCATGTGAGAGTCCATATTCAACGGATTGTCAACATATATAATCTTAAACATGTCGTCACCGTCAATAATTCGTTTTCCTTTTTTGATATCTTGATCTACTTCACAAAGAAATACGTGGGTTGCATCCTCAGTAATCTTTTGTGCATTAGAAGCACCAGATGAGGGACTCATCATGTCGAAAACCCCACTGATGTCTTTCTCCTTTGCCCAAGATTCTGTGTATCCACCCATTCCGTCATCCACTGTTGACTTCGAATGTAGTTCAAAGGTCTTAAAGAGTTCTTGCATTTAGAAAAACCTCACTCTCTTATACGCTTTCAACATATCTAAGATGTCAGTTGGAAGTCCTTTTTTGTACGTGACAGAATATCGGGAGACACTTTTTTGAGCAATCGTAGGATCAGATTCTTCGTGCTTCTCTAGTCTGTCAAGGATTATTGAAATCCCTCCAGAATCTGTGAGACCATCATTTCCTGTGTACTGTTTCACCCAGTCGAGCAAGTTCTCTCGTTTAGAGGTCATTGATTAGTCCTCCTTCACAAGATCTTTTAAGTAAGCAATTGCCTTGTCGTACCCTTGAATTTTCTTGCCATCTGGGAGTAGATACCAACCAGAACCTGTATGTACCATGAGATCCTCATCGACTTCTTGGGTCTCTTTAACAGGCTCTTCCTTTGTTTCCGGAATAGGTTTTTTCTTTGGTTCTTCCTTGGTTGGGGTCTTATAGTGTCTGCGATATAACATTTAAATCCACTCCTCTAAGTTTGTAGGGGAGGTAAAGAGTCCTCCCCTTACAGTAATGTTACTATTATGAGTTGTCTACATCTTTAGCATCAGGCATGATATATCCTGGTTGATCTTTGACTCTGATAGTGTAGACAGAAGAGGAAAGAGTGGCTTCTATAGAATAAGTTTCACCACTGTCAGAAGTACTGACGTCATCGATAGTCACTTCGTCTCCGTCACTGTCAAGGAGGACAAAATCGTCAACCTCTAGACCATCAACAGCTGGGTCTAACGCAAGGTCAAAACCAGTGTTCTCAACGGAGCTAACAGTTGCAGTTGGTTCCGCAGCATCTGAATAGACACGAATGACTCTGCTGTCATCGTAGAGATGCGCACCATAGTGTTGGTCAGCCGTCATGACTGTTGATTTCTTGAGAATGTCTCTGTCGTCTTCCATTTCAACGTCACGTTTCAGATAGACACGACCAGCATTGGGTTTGATAAAGTATGCCTCACCCTCTTCGAGCTTGTTCGAACGATATACTTGCGCACCAAGTACTGCACCATAAACACCTTGCATGATGACTCTGTCACCCAATTCTGACGCACGTTCCCAATTTTGAGCAACAGCTTTTCTCAGCTTGGAAGCATCCTTAGGATTCATGATAAGAACAAGTTCTTGATCGTCCTCGTCTGAGAAGTTATCCAAGGAATCAGATACAGTGTCCAAGTCAAACTTCGTGTCGTTTGTATAGAGGACCGCAGTTTTGAAAGAATCTAGAATGTCGTTGTCAACCTTGTTTGCGATAGACATGAGCAACTGATTTCCAGCCTCGCCAACAGGATCTCCAAACCCACTCATGATTGCTTCGTCGGTGATCTCTACACCTTTTGCAGCTTTCTTGATGGTGAAGTCTTCCGTAGAAGTTTCAAGCAATTCAGTGTCAATTGCGACACCCTCAGCAACATCAGTTGCGTCACCAATGTACTTGAACTTCGGTACAGTTACAGTAGAACCAGGACGTCCCTCTAGAGTTCGGTCCACACTTGCCAATGGAGTGAATCGTAGAGCATTCTCCAACTCGGCATTGATCATATCGGCCAATACTTGCGGATCGACCATGTGTTCTAGTTTTGTTTGTGCCATATTAAATCATTCTCCTTTAAATTAGTTTATTGTATGTTTCGGGATCTTTTTGCTTGAGAGCTAGGCGTTCCCGATAACCCATTTTTTGGAATTGTTCTTTTGTGACAGGAGTCTGATCCCCATCTTTTCCTTGAGAGGGCGCTCGTTTCTTGAGCCTTTCGTTGACGGCATTCTCTATGCCTTTCTCCCACTCTTTTTTGAAGTTCTTGATGTTCTCTTTTGTTGCATCTTCATCGTCCGCGACCAACATAGGAGCAAAGGTAACGGGAATTTTTTCTTCGTAGAGTTTATCTTTGGTGTCTGACAAACGTTCTTTTCTAGCAAGTTGCCTTTCCCGTTCTTCAATTTCAGCATCACGTTTCTTGCGTTCCTCTTCTGCTTTTTCTTCTGCAGACAGTTGTGCAAGACGTTCATTTTCCTTCTTTTCCTTCTCCATCTCCTCGCGAAGTTTCTTTTCACGAGTTTTGACCGCATCGGTGACACGCTTGTCGGTCTCTTTCTGGACGATCTCTTTTAATTCTTCCTCGGTGTAGGTTTTTTCTTCCTTCTTAGGATCCTCTTTTTTCTTCGGGTCTTCTTTCTTCGAGTCATCTTCCTTAGGATCTTCTCCACCACCATCTTCCGCCATGAGATTTAAAAGATTAAGATATTGCTCGTACATATTGATTCTCTCCTTTGTCCTTCGAGTCCTACACTAGTCCTCAAAGTCCGATTTTTGCCTTTTATAGTCTTGCTTAGGACATCTATGAAAAATCCTCCCGACAAGGTTCGTCTACAACAGAGTTTTCGTGTGGCACCCGAACCCTAGTGTCGGGGGAAATCTCGCATTATTTCTTTTCGAACTGAATACCATTATCCCCTTTGTATGGTTTGCGATGAGAATTTCTGCCTTCCCATATTTCATCAGGGATCTTTTCAAAAGCTTTACACGTTCTTCCCTCTTCATAATGCTTACATTTTAGACACACCTTACTGTATTNTGTTTTTTCAAGTTCTCTATCGTCTATGCCTCTCACTAACAATCATCTCCTAACTCTAGAGTATTCAATAGCATCTGTTTCTCTTTGTACTCTGGTCCAAAGTTCGTGAAAGTGTTCTCGTTCTGCAGTGCTTACCAACATGTCTCCATTTTGTATCAATTCTGTGAAGTCTCTTCTAACATCCTCATGAACCTTGTCTATAACCCCAGTAAAATTCCTTTTCACACCATCAGAACCTTTAAACATACCCATAGAACGTTCCCAAGAACCATTTTTTGGTTTTACAACATGCAAATAGTTGTTATCAACAGCTCTCATTTCCTTTAATCTTGAATTCCTAGCGAACTTAACATCTTCACGAGAAAAAGCATTTTCTAATGGATGATTGTGTGACAAGGTTCCACCTTGCATTTGAGCTACTTCTTGTGATGTAAGGCTAACACTATTTTTATTCCCATCTTTTTCGAACAAGTAATTATCATTTTCGTCATAAACATGCGCAGTCTCGTAGTCTTGATCTACTATTCTTGCCTCTTTTGTTTCTAAATCTTGGTAGAACTTTTCTTTTTCATCAATAGGGTTGTGTTTTTGGTCCATTTTCTTTTGAGCATAGTCGTCATAATCTTCATACT